GAAAGAGCTTTGTTAGGGTTATCCAATCTATTGGCCGAGGAATCCGTAAGGCAGAGGATAAGGACTTTGTCCAAATCTGGGATATTACCTCCACGTGCAAATATGCCAAGCGGCATTTAACTGAACGGAAAAAATATTATAAAGAGGCAAAATATCCTTTTGCTGTAACAAAGGTTAATATATGAAAATACTTACATTAAAAAATCGATCATTTAATTTAAACGAATTACCTAACGAAGTAGATGACGATACAAGATTCAGCGTACTGGATAATTCTAATCCCAACGAGCCCGATTTCTTTTTTATGCCATTGATCTTTTTAGAAAGTTTTAATAGTCCTGCTATCGTACTTAAAGTTGGCGGCTACGAAGTTCAAATGCCCTTAGATTGGTGTATGGTAGTTGGAGATAAAGAA